TCCTCTCTTTCGTAAAGAGGGGCTAGGGGAGATTTAATGGGCTGTAAATGGGTTTTATCAATCTAACCCTGACCACTCATGATATGCGGTAGCCTGGATAACTAAACTAAGATGCACATCAAATAACTCTTGTTCTTCTGGCTTTCCTTTCGGATAGATTGATATATAAATATTTTCATCTTCCTCCAGCTCCCAATCACAATTATTTTCTTCAACAATTTGCTCAACAAGGCCATCAACATCATCGTGATCGCTTTCATACTTTTTACTTTCACTTTGTTTTATCTTCGCCTTTATATCTTCTACTGTTGGCTCTTTGCTACCAAAAACGATATATTCCCATTGATATTTCATATTTTATCCTTAGTCGATAGGTGGTTGTGGCAGTGGTTGCCAGTGAGTAACAACATCACACTTACCAATATCATCCGTGTGAAATTCATTGTCTTCTGTCATGTATCCAACAAAAACTCGCATTTCTTCTTCGCCGTCGTTATATGGTATGCCATATAGCA